CATCGTCTAAAAAACCGCCTTCTGCGTAACCACTGCGATACTTAATTCTCATCGTTAACTCTCTCTCGTAAATACTTCAATGATCTTAATTGCTGGATGGCACCTTGCGACTGAAACATTTCCTGTGTGTTAGTAGTCTGTTCCATCTTTCGGTGTTGTTGCTCTATGAGTACATCCAAGTATTCTGTGAATGTCTCATAGGCATCTTTGTTACTGCATAGGAGGTTGAGGGGCTTGAGGTTCATTACCACTAAATCCTTGTTCATCAGGAGTTGGTACTTGACCCATTCCTATGTTTCCATTACCTGCTCCCGTAGGATCAGATGGTTGTGGTGCGCCTTGTGCAGGGCCAGCTTGTGCTTGTGCTTCAGCCTGTTGCTTCTGCATTACCATAGCTTGCTCTTGTGCTTCTTCAATGTTGTTAGTTACCTTATCAGGATCTAGTTCCATTGACTTTGCAATCTCACGAATAATGTACTGTGACTTCATCCAAGGTGCCAAGTTAGGATTAGCACCCACCTGTAGGAACTGTAGTAAGCGTTGACTACGTACTTCATTAGCCATGAGAGACTCTGTGCCACGGGCCTTAACTTCTAGGTCACCACGGATAGACTTATCAAAGTCAAACTGCATATTGAAGTGAAAGAAATTCCTACCCATTGGGCCTAGCATGTAGTCATCAATGTTCTTAATAACAGTCTTGATACCACCAGCAGCAGCATTCATCAACATGCTAATACCAGAACTAGTACGACCTACGCCTGACACACCTGTCTGTCCGTGAGAGAAAGAAGGTAATCCTGTAGACTCATCTGCAAGCTGTCGTGCCTTATCAAATAGCTGTAAGTTCTCACCTGACACGTTAGGATACTTAGTACCAAACAATGCTTGGCCTGGCGCACCGCCTTGCCTACGGAATACTTTTCCTGGATATAGCTGCATGTCTTGGCCAGGAACTAGGTTAGTCTCGTCAACTTCAAAGATTAAGTTACCTGATAGCACAGCGTTATCCACAGCCATACGCATGAAACCATTCATAAGAGTCTGNGTATCGTCCATGTTCTCTGCNAGTGCAATACCNAACAGTGAGTATGGNTTATGCTCATATGGCACAGCNTAGTAAGGCAGACGTACTGGCTTGAATGGATTAAGCACTGAACGTACAACACGATCATTACAAATCCAGATGTTAACCTGCAGTTCATCAGCAGACTCTAACTCTTCTGGTATCTCAATGTCATGCTCTTCAATAGTCTTCATGTCCATCACGCCCCAGTACTCTAGTACTTCAAAGCGATCCACACCTGAGTCTGTTTGGTAATCCTGTAGATCATCCTCCCAGTACTTCTTAGCGTAGCTTTCACCTTGGATGATAACATCTTCAATAACATCTTTACGAAAGAAAGGTCTGCGCTTAAGTTCACGTAGCTGACTTCGATTAAGCTTATGACGTTGAATAGAGTACTGACAATCTGTGATAGAAGCAGCGTCAGGATCTGGATAGAAGTCCCACACAGATACGTAAGATACCTTAGGCACAGTCTTAGTCACTGGAATGTAGTTACCTTCCGCATCCCAATCAGGATACTCTTTGTCCACAGCCATTGGCCCTTTCATGATACCTGTGCCAAACAACGGCATCTCAAATGCAGCAGAGCGTAGTTGCTTAGTTGCCTCTGACTCATCTAGCTGATCGTGTATCTTCTTCTCCATACGCTTTGCAGCAAGCATGGCAGGGTTGTAGTTAACTGAGGTAGGAGATTCTCCCATACCTTCTTTAAGATCCTTGCCCTCTAACTTAGATTCCATTGGGCCTAGTTTAAGAGAAGCCTCAGTAGAGCCAGCAGGTAAGTCTCTACCATCTCCATCAAATCCATAGGGAGACTCTTCTTCACCTGATTGCTCTGAGTCCATAGGATCATAGTGTACATCACCTACAATACCCTCAGGCAACACAGTAGGATCTACAGATAGAGGAAAGCGACCTGCACTGAATAGTACATCAGTAATCTGACCATAGGCAGCTAGTACCTTTGTCTTAGTTACTTTGATGAATACGCGAGACTTCTCAGCTTCGGTGAACTTAACAGACTCACTGTACACACCACGATAGTTCTTGTAGTTACGCAGCCACTGTTCTTCGTACTGCCTACGTGAAGTTTCAGCTTTTGTAAAACGCTCGTTTACTATATCGACTAAGCGGCTAACGTACAGCTTCTCGTCAGATGCCTCTGTAACATCTTCAAGTGCTGCAGTTTCTGTGCTTAGTTCTGGTACTTGTTCTTCTGCCATTTGTTACTCACAAATAAAGTTATTAGATTTCTGTAGGTTTTCTACAGCGGGAAGTACTTGAAGGTTCCACGGAACATGTAGTCCACTAACCTTCTTGCCTTGTAAGGGTACTACATGATCTACATGCAATTCACCTACCTTAGAGAATATTTTAGTATATAGGTACATGCCGCTAGTCTCTGCTTTATACGCTGGTGTTAATTCTATAGTACGATGTAATTTAGCTGCTCTCCTATTGGCGCAATAAGTATTAACTCTTTCTTTGTTAGCCTCTCGCCATTTCCTATTTTTCTCTGCTACATATACTTTGTTTTCTTTATTGTATTTAGCTGACTTAATGCGGATAGCTTCCTTATTATTTGCACGATACTCAGCCGCTACTGCTCTTCTATTTTCGTAGTATGCCTCATCCCGTGTACCATAGCATGACCTACATTCATTTCTGTAGACCCCTTTACGCCACGCATATTCAATAAGGTCTTTATCTACATTACACCTACTACAAATTATAGTTACCATACTAATAGCCCATCACTGGGTCTGCTAAGTACTGACTGTTGGGTCTTGCTGTTGCAGGATCATAATCAAATATACCAAATCTAGGACGAGACATAATCCCGTACCTAAGTGCATCGTATAAATGATCGTGTGCATAATTCGTGTCTATATCTTCAGCATTCTTTTTATCTAAAGGTATAGTCGGTAGCTGAGAGATAAGGTGATTACAAGTATTGAATATAATCATACGAGGCTCTTCAGTGAACTCGTCTACCTGTAAGCGTCTGTGCATTTCGTTCTTGCCTGATACTCTCGTACCCTTGGATCTATCTGATGGCCTCCACCGACAACCCTTAACAACCATACGTTCAGCTATACTAGGGCCAGTGTCACCACGTTTATGCCAGCAGGAAGAGTCTAGTACCCCATACTGTATAGGGCCGTCACCTTGTTCTGCTTCAAGTATCATATCAGCCAAGTCTTCAGCTAATACCTTTGATACATACATCTCTCTGTAAACAATTAACTGCTCGTTAGGTGCTACAGCACACCAAACAATTGCGGAGTAAGAGCCATAGCCATAGTCTCCACAACGGAATTTAGTCCAGTTACGGGGTATTTCAAACGATTCCACCACATGTATAGACCTATTAAACTCAGGGAAAGCTGCACCTTCTGCAATGTCCCAATCCCCTTCCAATAGTTGTCTACGCTGTTGCTCTGGTAACGAAAGTAAGTTTGCTTCATAGTCGCCTGTCTCAGTCAAGTAAGGATTATCGGATAGCTTTGCAGGAATAAACTTCCTACGGAATAGTGCTTGTCCTTCCTTGGAGTGACCTGATGGATACACCATCGGGTGACCTGTCTCTGAATCAGTAGCATCAAAGGCTTCCCCATATGGAGCAGGGTCAATGAACATCTTCTTTACCCAAGAATGACCACGACCTCCTGGGTTTGTGGATGCTCTCATAAAGATAGGCAGTTCTGGTGCAGTACTACGTAATCGTGATCGTAGGTAGTTCCATGCGAATGGTGTACCCCACTGTGTAAGTTCATCAAACCCTACCCAAGAAAAGGATAGACCTTGGTAACGTGATACGTCATCATCCTTGTCTAAGTAGGAAAACCAAAGTCTTCCACCTGACGGAGCCGTCCATGTCATCTTACGCTCAGACCACTTAATGCCTGGAATTATCTTAGGGTATAACTCCTGAGACTTCCAGATTAACTCTCGTAATTCTTCTGTCGTGTGTCGTAGTATCAGCCCTGAGAACTGAGGGTGTGTAATGTAACGCAGTGGGTCAGCTAACATTGCGTAAGACTTGCCCCCACCTGCACTGCCACCATACAACACTTCTCTCTCACCAGCAGCTAAGAAGTCCGTCTGTGGCCCTTCATTAGGTGAAAAGATTATATTCTGTTGTGCTACATCTACTTCTTCTAACTGCTCTGCTAGTGCTACAGTGCTAGGTAAAGCGTCTGTCTGCAAAGTTTCTTGCACCTTTTCTGTGCGCTTCGTACTTTTCCGCAATCGCTTTGGCTTTGGCGTACCTTTCGGCCCAGTAGTTTGCGCTTCTAGCTTTAGTCTTGTTCTTCCTGTCACTGTCTTGTCTCTTCTTTAGACCCATGTGAGAAATGCTACGCCCTGACTGTGTAGTTAACCATGCGGCTACTTCACGATAGGAGTATAACCTTAGATGCTTCTTAGCTTGTTCAAGTAAGTCTAGTTCATCTGGTATAGGTACTAGTATATCGGTATCATCTTCACATAGCATGTATCCAAAGGGTACAGTCCTACCTATGCGAGGTATAGGAACCCACTCGTATGAATCCATATCAATGTCAGGTAGTTCGTACTCACCTGCACTGGGCATTAACTCCGAATAGGCTAAGTTGTCGTTTGCTTCCATGTTATTTACTTCCGTATGGGGGAAGCAGGAACACTATCAGCCACTCATTATCATTATCTTATCTTAGGCGTAAGTGCTTAGTGTTCCTGCTAATCTTGTTTAGGTGGTAGGAGCATTATGCCCCCTGTTGCTTTAACTTCCACCTTTTCTGTCTTTGCAAATCCTGCTCTATCCATCATATCCTTAGCAGCACTCATTTTATCTTTGATTCCTAGCTGTGTAGGATCACGTAAGGCAGACACCATAGCTGTTGCAGCCTGAGGTGCGTTACGGGCAATGTACATCTGCGTATGATCTGCTATCTCGTCCTTCAAAGACTTAACGATAGAGGTAGTTGATGTAGTTGCTGCATAGCCAGCTAACTTCTTAGCTTCTGTGATAGACCCATTGGCCTCTTCAAAGAGTACCTGTAGGAATAACTGCTGCTGTTCTGATAGTGTTCTCATAAAGTCTCTTTCTTTCTCTTTTCAAAGAGGTTAATAGCCATGTTGATCTGCTTGAATGTGTAGCGTTTGCCTGTCCTTGCGTGTAATGCTTCTCTTACGTAGTACGTAGTAGAGTGAGGCAGGTTAGCTTGCATCAACTTGTTCTCTCCTAGAAGCTTATACATCTTTTCAAGGAGCATATCGTCTGTTCGTGTATCAAACGTATCCGTGTTTGTATTCATGTTGTACAGTTATATCCATATTAGTTTAAATGTCAAGCACTATTTATATATTCAATGTATTTAGTTCAAATTACAATACATTTATAGTGTTGGCGATTTGGGGTTTAAGTGATTGCACCTTAGGTGTTGGCGATTTAGCCAACTAGAGGCTACCAGTTAAGGTGTTTGGCAGATAAGCCATTTAGAGGAAGGTACTTTAAGTGCTTTTTCCTTTAGGAGAAGACTTTAGAAAGGCATTTAAGTGCTTAGAGGAAGGCACCTTATATGAATACCTTAAGTNAGGCAGTCATAAAAAGCAACAAGACAGTTATACCATGATGTATTGAAAATGTCAAGCTGTATTTATTAGAGTGTCGCATTTAGGTACGTACATGTCCCGTGTGAACCTTATATGAGTGCGGCTTTCCTGTGTATAAGTCTGTGTGTAAGTCCTAGCCTGTGGATAACTATGTGTATATCTCCTGTGTTTTATTGAAAGTGGTTTACAGACTCATTTTTACCTTCTGTGTATTTGTACATATATAGTAACGTAGCCACGGGGGGTGGCCCCTGCCCCCTCTGACTCTTTTCATGTGCGGATCAGACTTCTTCATCATCAAACGGAATCACCTAAGCCTCACATTGCAGGTAAAACATGGGCCATGCTGCACATAAGGTGTCCATATATGGCGATATGTTAAGTGTTACATAGTCAGTGATTCATAATTAGTGTGACACCTTTGGTGCTTATAGTGAGGTGAAGCGATTTCGCAACATGGGAATATAAAAGAGATACCCATATAAGGTACAGCAGATACACCCCATAGATAAGGTGGCAGCATATAAGGTGGCAGCATAAGAGGTGTTAAATGTTTAT